CCAAGAGCCGCCTCACCCTCGCCCCCGACACCACGCCGGAGGTGACCACCGACCCCACCCTCGAGCTCACCGCCTAACCAACACCACAAGGATCACCGACCGCTACACCACTCCACGGGACTTGACCGGCCGTCATGACGCCTTCCCCTTGCCCTCACCCTCAGAAGCCTGCTCGCCCGACTGGGCGCCGTCGGTCCCCTCACCCTCTGACGTCCTCCCAGCGCCTCCAGACGGTTTCACCTTCGTGCGCGCCCCGGTCCCACGCTTCCTGGGGGTGCGAATCTCCCTGTCAAAGACGGGCTGGAAACGCTCGACGTCCTCATCCCGATAGCGGATGCCGTTGATGATCTTCATGGCCGCTCACGCCTTCTCGATCACGGCGAAGCGGTTGGGCCGCCAGATGGCCTGGGCGGCTCGCAACTCCGCACGGACGTACGTCAGGTTGCGTGACGCGTAGTCCTTGTGTTGGTTGAACGCCTGGACCGACAGGCCGGAGCGGTCCAGCAGCGAAATCTGCTTGAAGTCGCCGACGATCGTCTGGCCCTGCTCAAGCTGCTCAGACTCGACAATGGCACGGTTCCACAGGGTGGACGGACCCACACCGAAGGGGCCGGCACCGTAGAACCGCTCGTTCGCATCGCGCAGGAGGTCGATCGCCTCCGCATCCTCCGGGGAGACGAGGACCGAGAGATTCGTCGCCCCCACATGCTTGAGAAGCGTGATCGACTGGCGGACCGCCACAATCAGGTCCATAGCTGACGTGCCCGTGTAGGACTTCTGCTGGACTCCCGTCGTGTTCAGCAAGCCCTTCGGCTCCCCATTCACGCCCGTCCCGTTGAGCAGCTTGTCCGCCAGAACCGCGTCGAAGCTGTAAGAGAACTCGTTGTCAAGGTAACTGGCCAGAGCCTGGTCATCCTGAAGGAGCTGGTTCGTGACGGTATAGCCATCCGCGTAGTCATAGACCTTCGCCGTTTCCAGCGACGTCGTGAACGACGACTCAGGCTTCCGCACGTCCGTCTCATCATCTCCCGTGTTCTCCGGGACGATCGCTGCACCCCGCTGAATCGCGAGGATCTGGAGGTACTCGAACGCTCCGGACGTCGTGCCCGTCGAGATCAGGTCCAAGAGCGTGAGCTCAGGACGCGCGACCTGGTCGACCATCGGCAAGCGCACATTCTGCAGGTGCGCCAGGTCCGTTCCCAAGGCGACGGCCTTCTTGAACAGGCGCATCTCCTTGAGCGAAGCCATCCGGGAACCCGGGATATCCACGTGCATGACGCGGGCACCAGGGTCCGGATTCGCGGCCTTGAATGCCAGATAGCCCTTCGCCTTGACGAACCGGCTACCGAACGACGAGCCCTTCGCGTGCGTGTCCTCCTCGGCGTCGCCAGCATCGGGTGTGCCACCGGCGTCCAGGAGGCCAGTGAGACGCTCAGTGTTCGCCTGGGCGGCCTTCACGCGAGTCTTGATGGCCTCCGCCTGATCCAGGGCCTCGTCGACGGACTTCTGCTCCGCCTCGGTGAGATCACGGTCCTCGGTGGTGGCCGCGGTGATGATGTCCTGGGCCGCCTTGACGTGCTGCTCCAGGAGGGACTGCATCCCCATGAGAGTCTCCAATCAGAGAGTCAGGGCCCGGAGCCGCCGGGCGGCGGTTTCCAGATGCCCGCTCTTGCAGGCATCGGAGTCAGTGGGCTCGCGCGCCCCGGTGGCCGCGAGCGCGCCGGCATCAGCCGGCGGTGGAGTGGTGCGGGCTGGGCGTTCCCCGGCCTGCTCCTTGAGTGCTTTCACGGAGACGATCTCGGTCTCTTGGTTCATGCCGATCGGGCAGATCGAGACCTCGAACAGATCGAGCTTGCGCAACTCGTAGTACCAGCCGTCCTCCGTCTCGACGAAGGCCCCTTCCTTCACGTCGAACGCGAAGGACATCTGGCAGACTCGGCCCTCCTTGAGGAGGACCGCGACACGCTTGCCGAAGTCCGTGGACTCGTCCACGGTCCCCTGGACGAGGAGTCCGTGGTCGTCCTCGACGGCCGATGTCGTCAAGCCGAGGTTCGCGAACGGGTCAGAGACCGAGTGGTTCCAGTAGATCGGGATCCCGGCGCCGCCCTGCGGGTACTTCTCCCGCAGCGTGTCGGTAAACGCTCCCTTGACGATCATGTCTCCGCCAAGATCGACGTTGCCGAAGACCGCGGCGTACCCGGTGAACATGGTCTGCCCAGTCGCCTCATCAGTCGCGGCCTTCACGGCAACGTCAAACGTCTTCTTGAGCACCGTCGGCTCCCTTCTCGTCCTGGGTGTCGGTGTTCTCCGCCTCGGCCGCCTCCGCTTGGGCCTGACGGGCGTCGGCCTCTGCTTCCGATTCGTCGCGCAGGGTGACGGGCAGGAGCCCGGTATGTCGGATCGGCGGTAGCCCGACGGCGTCCCTGGACTCGTCGGGGTCGAACCCTGAGCGGATCAAGATACCGACGGAAGTCGACGCCTTCGCGATGTCATCAGGGCTCATCACGACCCCCCCCGACGCTTCGGTCGTGGTCGGTCCCTCGTCCTGTAGATCATTGAGCGATCCACCACCGCGGCCTACGGTCTCGCCGTCCTCCGGCGACGTCTGGCCGCCAAGGAGCACATTGAGCGGGGTGACGAGGTCGTCCCCACCGTCGATGGGCGGCATATTGATACGGGATCGGATCTCGTTCGTCGTGAACACCGGGCGACCCGTGACCTTCACCATCGACTCGTACTGCAGCTCCGGGTTCCCCCGCATCTGCGCGTCGAGATCGAACTCGACATACAGACCGTCCCCGGGTTGCACAGCGTCGACCAGACAACGGTTCAGTGCACCCTCCAACGCCCCGCTGTAGGGCTTGAGGTAGACCCCGTAGAGAGCCGTGAGGAAGGCCTGCATGTTCGAAAAGTTGCCCTGGCGTAGCCCCATGAGCTCCGCTGGGATCCCGTACGCGTTCGCGACGTCGATCTTGACCTGGGTGCGGGCGTCGAGGTCGGCGACGTCGATTGGCTTGAAGCCGCTGAGCTCCTGAGGCTTCATGGCGTCCTCGAGGAGGAGACCGCCGCCCTCCGAGGACCCGCCGGCCATGAACTCGCGCATTCCGCGGCCGAACCGGTCCCTGGACTCCTTGTCCGGCCATGGCCTGTCTCGCAGAATCGCCAGGGGCGTGCGCAGCCCGTTCTTGTTGACCTGCTCGCGGTAGTCCATCGATGAGCCGTACTCCGCTAGGACTCGCTTCAACGTGCGCAACTGGGAAGAACCCTTCGCTCCCGATGTCGCGTAGCCGACGTCGATGAGGAACGGGTCCCGCCCCGCTTCCAAGTCCCGGGTGTTCTCCGGGTCGACAAAGATCCGGACGCCCGTGATCTCATCAAAGGCGTCCGCCTTCACCTGCCACCGGCGCCCCGGGATCCTCCGCAGGAAAAACCCGCGGTCGTCAGCCTCCAAGGTCGCCAGCATCCGGTCGGTCAAGAGCCCATCGGAGATCAACGCGTACCAAAACCGCATCGGTCCCAGGGGCCCGCGCGTCGGGTTCGCGATCAGATCCGCCAAGGGCCCATCGGTGACCCGCTCACGGGACCCATCGGGGTTCTTCCGATATACCTTGAGAGGCATCGCCGAGACGTGACGGGCGATGAAGTCCACGACCGTGCGCACCGGCGGAGACCAGTAGCCCTTCTCGGACGTCGAGTCGGCGTCGTAGGACAGAAGCGGGACACCCGGATCGACCAACTCGATCCCTCGGGCCTGCGCCCAATCGTTCAGACGCCCCAGCGATTCGAAAACAGCCATGGGATCACCGGACCTGCATGTACTTCACGGAGCCCTCAGGGATCACCATCAGCCCGTCGATCGGGACCGGGCCCGACACCGGGTCGATGGCGTGGGCCTGATCGAGGACAATCACGCCTCCGCCGGCGCCCCGGAGGGTTCCCCGCACGTCAATCCCATTGGCCGAGACGACCACGGTGTGGCCAAGGTGCTTCCTGAAACCACGCATCGGTGCCCCTCTCTTAGAACGTCATGAGGTCGTAGTCCTGATAGGCAGAGCCCGCGGACACCGGCTCCTGTGTCTCCAACGCCCACAGGGCTACCGTCTCTGCAACAGCTGGGGCGACGTCGGTCTCCGACTTCACGCGACTCCACGCGTCGTTCTCCGCATACTTCGATGTGACCCCGCCCTCGATAGCCAGGCGCATCACCGGCTGGGCGACAGTCACCAGAGCACCGTCACGGACCCGGTCCCTGAACCGGCCCGTCGCGATCCCGATCGTGCTCCCATCCACCGCATGCACCGTCAGCCCCGCATCCTGCAGGGGCTTCACGAACTCCATGGCCGGGCAGCCCTTCGCCTGCACCGCCACCTCGAACTGCCCCGACTCCTGGGCGAGATCCGCCAGGAAGCCCGGAACCCACAGCATCCCCGCCCGCTGCACGCGGACCGTCGTGAACGGCCGGCCATCGGAGAGCCGCACCGCGGCCGCGATATAGGTCATCGACCGGTCCTGGGACGTGTCCACGCCCCACACCGTCCTCGCACCGACCGGGATCAGCTCCGCGACCTCGGCCGCCGGCATAGTCGTCGCCTCGAAATCGTTGACCTCGATGTAGGACACCACGCGGGCATCCACCCACTGGCACAAAACCTCCGTGCGGTAATCCGCGTCCGGCATCGTCCCCGCGTCAGAGACGCACGCTTCGACGGTGATCTCCGATCCGTAACCGATCGAGGGGTTTGCCTGCAGGATGCCCTCGACGTCGTCCTTCTCGCATCCGTCGGGCGCCGACCACTCGAAGAGCGCCAGGGACGTGTCATGGTCGTTCGCGAACTCCTCGGCCGAAAGGATCCCCGACGCCACGTAGCGATCCCACTCGTCGAGGAGCTCCAGTCCGACGTCGCGCTGCTTGCGCAGCACCACGGCCTTCGGGCTCCCCGCGTTCGAGATCCCCCACAACTGCCCCGACCAGAACGACTTCGACGTCTGGGACACGGCGTTCCACGCGACCCAGTTCTCCTGCTCGCGCAGCTCATCCATCAGGACCCGCGCGGCCGGCTTCCCGCGAGAACTCTTCGCCGCGCGGATCTCGTAGTGGGCCCGGGAGCGTCCGAAGATGCACTCCTTGCCGTTGGTGTCGATGACCTTCGCGGTCTCCGCCTGCAGGGCCGGGATCGTCAGCTCCGCCTCTTCCTGCGTCTCCGGCTCCGGATCGCACCAGGACTTCACCGAGGCCCACGGCTCGCGGGCGATGTCGAGGTTCTGAGCGGTGCCGACGATCTTGAACTTTACCGGCGGGACGCGGTCGGGGCGACGCTGAGAGTCCACGAACAGCCACCAGGCTGCCAATACGCTCGCCAGGAGTGTCTTCCCGTTCTGTCGGGCGACCAAGACGATCACCCGACGGAATCGATACCGACCATCCGGGAGAAGTTCCAGTGCGTGGATCAGCAGCCACTTCTGCCATGGCCTCAGCTCAATGCCGAGGAAGATCATCGCGAACTCGATGACCTCGAAGCCGAGGCTGGTCTCAGGGTTGAGCTCGCGCAACGGCTTCGTCCAGAGGCGGGGCTCCGTCTTCCCGAAGTGCTCCGCCACAGGCCATCGCCCCTCACACCGCCTGGTCTCTGTCCTGCTTCCTCGCCCTCCAGGCCTGGAGCCCAGTGGGTTGAGCGGGGGAGGATTCGTCGGTGGAGACCTTCGCGACGGCCGGCACGGTCGCCGGCGTGATCTGCAACTCGGCGCACCCCTTGAGGTAGGTCGGGATCGTTCCGAACGCCGCCTTCTGCAGCTCCTCCGCTCCCGCGCGTTGGGCCTCGTCGATCAGCCAGGCCAGCGTCTCCACGGCGGCGATCGCACCGGAGAACTCCGCATGACCCTGGAGGTGCTTCGCTGCCGCCACGGACTCCCGCGTGGCCTTGAGGACGTACCCGTTCTGACGATGCGGCACCAGCGTCTTCGCCGGAGGAACGAACCTATCACCCCAACCCTTGAGTGCCTTCAGCGTCTCCCGTTCGACGGCAAGCATCGGATGAGGGACCGGCGTCCCGTTGCGGTCCTCAACCAAGACGCCCTCCAGGGAGACCTGTGCCCGACAGTCCCGGATGATCGCGATCTGAGCGCAGTAGGTCTCCAGCTCCGGCCCCACGATCGTCTCCGGCCGAGGATGCGCCGCGACGATCTCGCGCCAAACCGCCTTCACGCCGTCATCGACATGATCTGGGGGAGGGAACTTTTCCTCATCGGCCGTTCCCGCCACGCCCGACACCTCCCCTCAACGGGCCCGTGCCGACACCCGGGACCGCGGGACGATCCGCATACTCGGGCCGCAACTCCCGCAATCGCCTCGCCAGTGCCGACCGCGAGCGCACCCAACCGAGTTCACGCATCGCGGCGTCGATCGAGATGCGCGGGTAGCGCTCCAACATGGCGCGGATCTGAGGGTCCGACGCCCGGGCGATCGTCGTCTCCGACGCTCTGCGCACGTAGCGCGTGCGAGCCCCAGGGGCGATTGCAGCTCTAACCGCCGACTCAGAGATCCTCAGTTCCCTGGACACGGCCCGCACGGACAGTAGGAAGGCGTATGCGCGACGAACATCCACCCGATCCCTCAATTCGACCCCCCACCGACATTCACGTGGACGGTTTTCAGACATTCTCAACCCCCCCCGGGGTCGGAACCGACCGGGGAGAGAGGAAGCGAGCGCACGAGAGGTAGGCCACCCCCAGGCGACCAGCAGATCCGAACGCCCCTCCCCGCCGACCGACGGCGAGTCCTCGGTCACCACCACTTCGGGACCTCGTCACCGAGCCCACCAGCCGGAGCCCCGCGGCCGCGCTGGCGGTTGCACACGCGATGCGAATGACGAAACCCCGCCGGATCCTCCTGCAACTCCGGACGCTCCGACACGGGGTAGTAGTGGTCAAGCTCGTGGGAATCTTCGGTGGTCCCCGGCGCCGCTTCGTAGTCGATACGGCCCCGGCAGATCCAGCATGCCGCCTGGTCTCGAGTCGCCGGGTCGGCATCCAGACGCCGGCCCTCCTCGAAGAACTCATCACGCAGGGCGTTCATGCGACGCGAGTTCACCCGCTTCGTCGAGGCCACGGCCGTCACCTCCGACTGGCATGACGAAGGGCCCGACCGTCTGGTCGAGCCCCTGGGCACACCTCTGCCACTGGCAGCAGTGTGACACTTATCGACCTCAACTGTCCATAGGCCCGCTCGCGTGTCGTCGGACCCGGCGCCTGCGGGGGCGTCCCGGCGTCTGTGAGGCCAGCTCCTGGGCGGCCGCATCCTGCCAGCACACCCACCTCCGCCCCTCCACCAGCTCGGAACGAACCCGGCGTCGGCTCACCCACTGACGCACCCGCGACGGCGTCGTCCCCAACCTCTCGGCCACAGTGGGCACCGGAAGCCACTCCAGTCCGTCAGGCGCTCGCATCCTCGTCCTCCGTCCACCATGGCTGCCGCCCGGCCGCGACACGGTCGACCAGGGTCTCCCACTCCCAGCCCACCCACTGGCGCCCGCAGTCCGGGTTCTCGCACGTCACCCTCTCCGGTGCGCCGAACTCCTCGGGCGGGTGATGGCGCAGCGACCGCTGCCCACACCACGGGCACGGCATCGGCACGTCGTGCGAGCGCTCCTCTATCGGCCACCTCGCCAGGGCTGTGGCGACCTGGGCGCACAGGTCGCGGCGCATGTCGTGGGCCCACGACTGCCCCGCCACCCAATGCAGGCGCGGCAGGAGCCAGCGCACCGTGTCCTCCACGCCGCGCTGGGTGGCGAACGTGCGCTCCACGTCGGGGCGGTAGAGCTTGCCCGTGTCGGGGTCGCGGCGCCACGCGGGCCTGGAGAACCGCCACCCGCGGGCGGGCGGGCCCTGGAGGTGGTCCGGGTGCTCGGCCACGATCTCATCCACCCACGAGCCCAGCATGCCGACAATCTCGTCGGCCGTCTCCAAGGCCGGCGGGTACAGGGACCGGGATCCCGGCACGCCCGACCCGCCGCCCTCGCGTCCTTGAGGCGAGGACACGCCGGGCTCGGCCAGCACGCGCAGGTGAGCCACCAGACCCGGGACGTCCACCACCGCACCCGTCAACCGCTGGAAGCACCACCGGCACAGCACTCCCTCGGAAGCCTCACGCGGCTGGCATCCCGAGCACTCAGGATCCACACACGACTCCAGGTGCTGGCCCCTCACCGTGCACCCACTGGCACACCACACGACCGCGCTCACCGGTGCCGCCTCCTCTTCCGTTTTCCCCTGCCCTGGGGCGGACTCGCCGTGGGACCCGACCCCGCCAGACCGGACCCGGCCTCGCCCGGACTGTCCCGGCCCCGCCCGACCGGACCTGACCCGACTCGACCCGTCCCTACCCGACCCGGAGACTTTCCTATTGCAGGGGCACGACTCGCTGAATCCCCTCCCAGTCCGACCGCCCGGACGACGCCGGGGCCACCGGAGGCGGGACCCGCGGGCGCAGCGTGATCAGCGCTGCCGGGGTCGACCTCCTCCGGGATGCCCGCGGACGCGCCGCCGGACCGCTCGGGGGCCTGGACACCGGGGTCGGCTTCTCCGCCCGCGAGCGCGCCCGGCTGGGGCGTGTCTGAGGCGGTGGAGGGACCCTCGGGCGCATCCGGCGCCGGTGGGTTGGGGATGTAGCCGTAGCGCGCCAGATACTTCCTGGTGGCTGTGCCGTACCTCGGGGTCTCCGGGGCGGGTAGGAGCTGGTGGTACTGGTCCCATGTGCCGGTCTCATCGCCCTGGCGGGCTGAGTTGCAGGCCATGCACGACACGATCATGGTGTCGACCGTTCCGGCTTCGCCGGGGTGGAGGTGGTCGAGGGTGCCCTTGAACTTCGAGGGTTTGCCCGGCCAGTGCACCCCGGTGCCGCACCAACGGCAGTTGTCGCCGTCGCGCAGGCGCACCGGGCCCACGAGTGCCGGGTTCCGGCAGTCGTTGTTCTGCTGGCGGTCGTGCTCGACGTCGGCTTTGAGGCGGATGTGGACGAAGTCGGGATCCTCGACGATCTTGAGTTTGCGGCGCCCGTCGACCTCGATGTACTCGACGAGGTTGACGGCGATCGCGAACTCGATGATCTGGGTGGCGTTGGATCGCCCGTAGAGGAGGGCTGTGCCGAGGTCGACGACGTAGTCACTGTTGTGCTTCGCCGACCAGAAGGCGATCGCGTAGAACCACCCGGCGACCTCGTTGACGCTGCGGTCGTCCGCACCGTCGAGCGTGGCCACCTCCATGAGCTTCGGGTAGTCCGACGCGTCGTCACCGACCTTCGTCCAGCTCACGGGTCCTCCTTCTTGTCCTGTCAGTTCGAGCACCGGCATTCGCCGGTGGTCGGGTTGATCGCGCCCCCGCACGAGGGGCAGAGCTGGGGCCTGTCGGCCCGATCCCGCTCAGCCATACACATCACCTCCTCTCGCCTGGGCCTCCTGGACGTCGCCGAGGCGCTGGTACCAGGCCTCGCCGGTCTCAGTGCAGTGGTGGGGCGTGCCGTGCCGGATGTGGGACGCCCACCCATCGCAATGCAAGGTGACCCGTTCACGCACCGCGGTCCTGCGGCCGTTCGCCCACGGGATCCGCACGACGTCGAGGGTCGCGTCGCACAGCGACGACTCTGCGGGGCGCGGCATCGTCGACATGGTCACGCCGCCTCCGCCTTGCCCACCCCAATTGTGTATGACACAATATGGGGATGGCGATCAAGTTCTTCCGGTCCGCACGCCGCCACCGCATCGGCCGAGCCCACGCCCTGCACGTCATGCGCACCGGGACCGTGACGCCAGTCGTCACCAAGAAAGGCGAATACGGAGTCCTCTACACCGGCGTCGACGACCGGGGCGTACCCCTGGAGATCATCGGCTTCGTCGAGGACGGGGACCTCTACATCGTCCACGTCATGCCCACCAGCTTCGACCACCAAGGAGGAGACCATGAATGACACCGACCTGCGGTACGACCCGCAGCGCGACCACGTCGAGGGCGGATACGTCGAGCACATCACCCGCAGCGACGGCACCCAGCTCAATGACCAGGACGTCGAGGAGATCATCGCCGACGTGCGCGAGGCGGCGCGGGCCGGACGCCCCTCCCTGACCGCGCCGGGACGCCACTCGCCCACCGTGTCCCTACGCCTGAGCGCAGAAACCGCCGACCGCCTCGCCCAGCGCGCCCAGGCGGAAGGACGGCGCCGCTCCGACATCATGCGTGACGCCCTCAACGCATACCTGCGCACCGCCTGACGTTCCCCGGCCACGACCATCACCGGTCGCCGCCCACGAGCCGTGTGGCCCACGCGGCCGCGAGGGCTGCGAGCTGGGTCAGCTCGGTGGTGAGGTCGCCTGCGTGATCCTGGTCGTAGGTGAGTGCCCGGGCGACCTCGCCGAGCTCTTCCACGAGGGCGGCCACGCGCTGCTCGTCAGTCGGGCCCTCCGCGTCGAGTGTCATTCCCGCGTGCTTGAGGCAGGCCAGGTC